CCAAATGTTGATAAGGTAAGATTTTACCGCGTAGGCAGCAAGTTAAAATACAGGTTAGCGATATAAGAAAGGAGAAAAGCATGGAAAGCACAAATAATTATATGGAAACAGATCTTGGGAATGTATCTCCGAATCCAAAAGGAACATATGATAATGCAACAGCATACGAGTATTTAGATCTTGTTGAATATCAGGGCGGATCATATTTATGCACGGTCGATATTGACAAAAAGGTAAAAGGAATCAGTCCAACAGTTGGACAAAATTCTGAAACTTGGCAGTTAGTTGCGTTACCAGGAACAAGCACGGAAGAGTATGTTGCAAAACACACAGAAGTGATTGAAAAAGCAAAGCAAGTTGAGACAAGCA